GGTGTCGCTAAAGCTATTGCTAAGTCAATGTATGACATGCAAGGCCAAGACATGTTTGCAGTTCGAGTGCCATTACCTGATGGTGACGTTGCTGTTTACACAGGCAAGTTGCCTGACAGTGCAAAGAAGCGCGTAAAGTGGGATATAGGCAAAGATAAAAGCATTGCTGTCCCTGTTTACGAAGACAAAAAAGCCATAACAGGCTTTGCTGCTTTCTTAAACCACGCATTGGACGCTTATGTGCAACGAGAGTTGGCAAAGCGCTTACGAGCTTCAGGCACCACAGGCTTTATGCACACACACGACGCTTTTGCTGTGCACGCTAAAAATGGCGAGATGATGCGTCAGCTGTATTGGCAAATTCTACGTGAAATTGCTGCTCAGCCGATTTACGCAAAAATCTTAGAAGCAAACGGTCTTAATCCTGCAGCCATGTCTGTCAAATACAATGTGACTACAGAAGAGGGTTCGCAGTCAATGGAACGCCCAATGACTGAAGTACTGCAACAAATTGAACAACAGAAGTCTATGACTTTCGGTTCAGAAGCAGAGCCTAATTTGTACGCATTGTCATAAAAAATTTAAGGAGAGCAAATTGAAATCTAACGAGCTGTACCAGCTTATCGAGGTTTTCGACAAACTAATGAATGATAAGCGTTTTACCACAAACGCAAGGATTGCTATGGGGCGAGAGTTTATTGGCTCTTTGCCCCCAGCGTCTTTAATAAAAAACGCATCGCAGACATATATGATTGTTCACAATTACATGGGGTCTGTGCTGCAAGGAGCGATTGCAAATGAGCAAGCCAAAAGCAGTAGTCAATCCCAAGTCAAAGAGACTAGTAGCAGCACCACAGATAAAACCAGCGTGGACAGAAAAGAACATGCATCTGCATCCAATAAAACGGATGAAAGCAGAGGGCGGGGAAAGATGGCAAAAGCATCTGGAGCATCTGCGAAGCGTGGGAGCAAAAAATCATAGGCCGGTTGGAGTACCAGACGGCTGGGGTCGACAACTAGATAAACTGGCAGAAGTTCGTGAACAGTTACGGATTAAAGCAGAACAGAAAGTACAGCAAATGATTGAACAAGGTTTATTACCGTCAGACGACGATATTGCCAAACGTGCTGTCACAGTTTTGCTTGAGATCGCCGAAGGACCTGATGCAGCAACCACAAAAGCTGGTGCAGCAAAAGCTCTTTTGGAGTTCACCAAGCAGAAGCCCGTGAACAAGCATGAAGTAAAGGCAGTCGCAGAAGAGTGGCTGGCAAGTCTAGATGACAACAGCGAAAGCACAGAAGATCAGGAAGCGATTGAGGGATGAGTTTGGGTTTTACTCAAAAAACGCCCTTAAAATCAGAACAAAAGACGGTGATGTAACACCGCTTGTCCTCAATGAAGCTCAAGAAATATTGCTACAAAAAATCGAAGAGCAATATGAAGCTGAAGGCAAAATTAGAGTTATTATTTTAAAAGCTCGCCAAATGGGATTGTCTACTATGGTAGGCGGTTGGCTTTATTGGTGGCTGTCTCAACGCAAAGCACAGCGTGGCCTAGTGGTAACACACCACGCAGACAGCACCAGGGCTTTGTTTGATATGACTCGCCGTTACCATGAAAATTGCCCTGAACCAATTAAGCCACAAACAAAATACTCATCAAGACGCGAGCTAAACTTCAATATTTTAGATAGTTCGTATGTTGTTGCCACAGCAGGCGGTGAGTCTGTTGCACGCGGTGAAACAGTAACAGTTGCACACTTATCAGAATTAGCTTTCTGGTCGCCATCAACAGCTGAAGAAAACTTTAACGCAATTATGCAGGCTATTCCAAATAAACGGAACACTGCTGTGTTTGTTGAGTCTACAGCTAATGGTGTATCAGGCAAATTTTACGATTTGTGGAAAGGTGCAGTTGAAGGCACAAACGGTTTTATACCAGTGTTTTTGCCGTGGTTTATACAAGATGAATACGAAGAGCCTTGGGTCTACGGTGACGATTTTACACCAGAAGAACAAGAGTTAATAGACAAGCATAGTTTGTCTAAAGAGCAGCTTGCTTTCAGACGCAAGAAAATTGCTCAAAACGGTATTGATCTATTTAGACAAGAATATCCTGCAGATGCTGACGAAGCATTTTTGACATCAGGTAGACCTATTTTTAATCCTGACCAGTTGTTAAAAATGATTGAAGCAGCTGAGCCACACGTTGCACGCATGGCATTAGAAGCAGACGAGTGGGTAAAGCACCCAAGAGGCGAGCTTACGTTATACAGAGATGTAGAACCAGGCGAGCAATACACAATTGGCGCCGACGTCGCTATGGGTATTAGAGGCGGCGATTTTTCAGTTGCACAAATTTTAGATAGTAAAAAACGCCACGTTGGCTCTTACAGAGCTCATGTCCATCCAGATTACTTTGCAGATATTTTGCTAAGACTGGGTGAATTTTTCAACGACGCCTACATTATTTGTGAGAGTAATTCGCACGGCTTGTTGACGTGCACACGACTTTATAAAGATTACGGTTACACAAATTTTCATACAGAAATAGTAGTCGACAAGATAAGCGACAGAGAAACAGTCAAGCTTGGTTTTGCAACAACAGCAAAAAGCAAGCCGCTTGTAATTAACGAGCTGCGCGCTTCGTTGCGTATGGACCAGTTAGAAATACACGACAAAGTAACTCTGCGCGAAATGCTAACTTACATCGAAACAGAAACAGGAAGCATGGAAGCTGAAGCAGGCTGTCATGACGACTGTGTGATGGCACTAGCAATTGCGAATTACGGTCACCAACAAGGTTGGGAGCCAGTACAAGTTTTAGAAGATTATTACAGTGAGGCAATCTAATGGCTGAGACATTCACAGCACTTACAGAAGATGAGCTGCTTGGTCTCGTTCAAAACGAGATAAAAGGTTCTATCGGTTATTCCGATGGTGACCTTAGCCATGAACGGCAGCAGATGCTCAGATACTATCACGCTGAGCTTCCAGAACGCCAATCAAACGGCAACAGCAGCTACGTATCGCAAGATGTGTACGATGGTGTTGAAGGCTTAAAAGCTTTGCTGCTTGAAACCTTTTCATCTGGAACCGACGTTGTTCAATTTGCGCCACAAGGTCCGGAAGATGTAGACATGGCACGTGTGTGCACGACTTACACCAACTACATTATACACCGCCAGAACGACGGTTTTTCGATCTATAGAGATATTATTCACGACGGCTTGATGGCACGCAATGGTGTTGCGAAAGTATATTGGGACAACAAAGTCGATGTGCTTGAAGAAGAATTTCAAGACTTAACTTCAGACGAGCTGGACGGCTTGATGGCTGATCCTGATGTGGACGGCTTGCAGTCACTCAATGATAATGACGGTTTACTAAGCGGCGTTATACGCAAAAATATTAATAAATCTAAAGTGTGTATTGAAGTTATACCACCAGAAGAATTTATTATTAATCCAATGTCAAAAAGCGTTAACGATGGCTTTGTTGCTCATCGACGCACAATGCGCAAAGCAGATCTTATTGAAATGGGATTTGACGCAGAGCTTATTGAAGGCATAGGAAGCGACGAAGACCCACTAGGTGAGAACTACGACGAAAGATATTATAGACACGAGCAAGTTGGTCCACAAAAGCTGACACCAGACGAGCACAACTATCAAGAACAAATGAAACAGATTGTTGTGTATGAGTCATATGTTGAAGCTGATATGGAAGGCGATGGTGAAGCTCGACTTTACAAGACAATCACAGCAGGCAACACATTGCTTGATGTTGAAGAAGTTGATCGCAGACCATTTATCGTCTTTACACCTGTTCCAGTTCCGCACGCGTTTCATGGTGAAAACTTTGCATACAAGTTAATGCCTACACAAAATGCGCGGACAGCACTTATGCGGTCTATTTTAGATCATGCGTCTGTGACTACTAATCCAAGATATTTAGTACAAAAAGGCGCGCTTACTAATCCGCGTGAGCTCTTAGATAATCGTCTTGGTGGTATCGTAAATGTGACACGCCCTGATGGTGTTCAACCGCTGCTACAAAATCAGCTGAACCCATTTATTTTCCAGACAATAGTGCAGCTTGAAGAGGACAGCGAAAACACATCTGGAATATCTAAGCTTTCACAAGGTTTAAATAAAGACGCAGTCAGCAAACAAAACTCTGCTGCAATGGTCGAAAATCTTGTTAGCTTGTCACAGCAACGGTCAAAAATTATTGCCAGAAACTTTGCAAATGGTTTCTTAAAACCTTTGTTTGTCGAAGTATATCGACTGGCAATAGAAAACGAAGACTATCAAAAGATTATCGATGTTGCTGGCAACTACGTCCAAATCAACCCAAAAGACTGGGCTGAAAGAAAAGACGTAGAAGTTTCATTTAAACTTGGTTACGGCGAAACAGAACGCGAAGCACAAAAATTCCAAACGCTTCATGCAATGTTATCTCAAGATCCAGGCATTCAGCCGTTTTACACAACGCAAAATAAATATGCCATGGTTCGCCAGGCAATGCTCAATGCTGGTATTAAGGATGTCGACACATATTTAACGCCACCTGAACAAGTGCCTCCGCCTCAACCTGATCCTGCACAAGAACTTGCAATGCAAGTGCAGATGAAACAAATGGAACTTGAGGAGCGCAAGGTAGCGCTGCAAGAACAAGAACTGCAACTTAAAGCACAAATGGAACAAGAGCGTATGGAGCTTGAGCGTGCCAAAGTTGAAGTTAATGTTTCTACTCAGTACAGCGCTGAAGAACGCAAAGACTTTGATTCAGAAGTACGCGCAGACATTGGCTACAAAGAGCTTGAGCTTGCTAAAGCCACACCTGCAACTGAACGCACTGCAATCGTAAGTCCAAATTCATAGGTTGCATCATGCCAAGTAAAAAGAAAGAGCCTCGGCTGTCTGTCGGCCGAGGTGAAAAACTACCTGCGTCAAAAGGTGCTGGGCTAACAGCCAAAGGTCGAGCCAAGTACAACCGTGCGACAGGCGGAAACCTTAAGCCGCCAGTAACAGGAAAAGTTAAAAAAGGTAGCGCTGCTGCAAAGCGCCGAAAGTCATTTTGCGCCAGATCAAAAGGCTGGACAGGTGAACGCGGCAAAGCAGCAAGGCGCCGCTGGAAATGTTAATTTGGTCAAGGAGAGACTATGGAAGACCAAGAAATTATTGAGCAGGGTACTCAAGCAGAGGTGCTGCTCGGAAGTGACGCGTTTACTAAAACCGTCAACGGCTTACTCGATCAATATGTAAGCCTTTTTTTCTCAACTGATCCGCTACAGAAAGACGAGCGCGAAGTCGCATATCATTCTGCGCGGGCAATGCAAGAAATTGTAAACACATTGAACCAAAAGGTGATGATGAAAAATCAAATCCTTGAGGCAAAGGAGTAATAAATGTCCGAGACTACTGAAACTAGCGTCTCCGAGAACCCTGAAGGTCCATCAGTGGACACCGCAATTAATGCTTTTATGAAGCGTTGGGAAGACTCTCCAAAAGAGGAGACATCAGAACACGCAGAAGAAAGCGAAGCAGAGTCTGTAGAAGAAGTAAGCGAAGATACAGACGACGCTGAAGACTATGAAGTTGTCGAAAGTGAAGAAATAGACCTCGATGACGTCGAACCAGAATACGATGACGAAGAGTATGAAGATGATGATTATGAGCCACAAGTGGCTTCAGATGATCTGATTACTAAAATCAAAGTTGGTGAAGACGAATACGAAGTATCTGTTAAAGACTTGAAACGATTATACGGTCAAGAAAAGTCGCTTACAAAAAAATCGCAACAAGTTGCAGAACTACGCAAAAATCTTGATAGCGAAGTACAAAAAAATGCAGTCATATTAAAAACGCTGTTGGAAAAAGCTGAAGAAAAGCTAAAGCCATATGCTGAAATTGATATGCTGTTAGCTTCGCGCCAAATGGAGCCTGATGATTTTGCGCAGCTTCGTAAAGAAGCACAACAAGCGTACGACGATTATCAGTTTCTTAATCAAGAGTCAGACAAGTACTTAGAAATAGTCCAAGCCTCGCGTCAGCAGGAACTGAAACAGCGAGCAGCCGAAGCTATTGAAACTTTGAAGCAAGAAATACCAGACTGGTCAGAAGATCTTTACAACAAAATCCGGAAATACGGTGTTAGCCAAGGCATTAGCCAAGATGACATCGATCAGCTTGTAGATCCTGCCGCAATCAAACTGGTGTTGAAAGCTATGAAGTACGATCAAGGCAAAAAAGTTGCCGTAAAAAAACGTGCAAAAGCTCCTCAAAGAGTACTTAGATCTGGTGCAACAAAACCCGTAAGCCAAAACAAACGCGTCAAACAACAAACAATGGACGCATTAGCAAAGTCTGGAACCACAGACGCGGCTCGGGATGCATTTTTAGCGCGTTGGTCTGCTAGTGACTAATCTTTAGCCCTATAAGAGGAATCAATGGCTACATATACCACGTACAACCAGATTGGTATCAAAGAAGACATTTCTGATATCATCTCAAATATCTCGCCAACAACGACACCTTTTCTGTCGTCTATTGGCAAAGAGTCTGTAAAAAACACACTGTTTCAGTGGCAAGAAGACTCACTTTCCGCAACTGCAGAAAATGCAGAGGTTGAAGGCTTTACTGCTACAGATCTTACCTTGACACCAACTGTCATGCGTTCGAACTATACGCAGATCCAGTCAAAGACCATTAAAATCTCAGCAACGGCTGATGCGATTGACGCATACGGACGTGCGCAAGAGACCGCTTACCAACTTTCGAAAAAAGCTGCTGAATTTAAGCGCGACATCGAATTTAACTTGGTTGGTGATCGTTCAACAAACGGTAACGATGCTGCCGCAGGCTCATCTTCAACTGCACGTCTAACAGCAAACATTCATGGCGACGACGCCGGTTCAAATGCTGTTATTAACTCTGCTGTTCAAGAAGCTGGTGGCTCTGCTGCTTTGTCTGAACAAATGATCCTTAATCTTGGCGATAAGCTGTATGACGAAGGTTCAGAAGTCTCAATCTTGATGATTAAGCCTGCTGACTCAACAGTTATCGCTGGCTTTACCCGTTCAGCAGTTGGCTCAGGTAACGCTCGTCAAGAGCACTTTGTCAACGGTGGTCGCACACTGATGAACGTCGTAGACGTTTACATTTCGCCTTACGGTGAGCAACGCGTTGTAATGAACCGCTTTATGAAGACTGACGTTGCATTCATGTACGACCCAGCAAACTGGAAAATCTGTGAACTGCGCCCAATGACTCGCGAACTACTTGCGAAGACAGGCGACGCAGATATGCACATGATGGTGACAGAATACGGACTTAAGCATGCTAACTACAAGGCATCAGGTCTGATCACAGCTATCACCTAACTGTTTAATGTGGGTGTCCTCGGATTTAGCTCTCCTTGCCGAGGGCACCTGCATTTCAAGGAGACACAATGATGAATCCAATCGATAGATTAATTGATGCCGATCTAGGTGTCATGCAAGACGCTGACGGTCTTTACCGAACGCGCACACAAAAAATTACAAATGAATTTATGCAGTCGCTGCAAGATCAGCGCGACGCTGGTGGTTATACAGACAGTGGCGAGATGCTCAAAATGGCGTCGATCCCTGTAGTCATTGTCGAGCAAATGATGAAAGAAGGCATAGACGTTTATAAGTCGCCAATTAAAGACATCATCAAGTGGTTAAAAAATAACGACATGGACCACTTTTTAACGACAACTAAGAGGATTTAATATGGCAACTTTTGCTGAGCTAAAACAAGATGTGATTGACTTGATTAATCGTAATGATTGTACCGACGCACTTGCAGCTTCGTTTGTAAACTTAGCTCAGCGCAGATTGCTAAGAACACTTCGGTTGCCATCATTAGAAAAAGTACAAACAGTTATTACTGGTACAACAATATCAACAATTTTTAATAGCACTACAGGTGTCTACAGCTTACCTGCAGACTTTTTAGAATTAATTTATATTTATGATGACGACAGAATTTTAGAGCGAATACCTCTTCGTAAATTTCTAGAATATTCCAAAAATCATTCAGCTGCTGGCAAGCCGCGTTATTACACACGTGTAAAAAATACGTTTGAGCTAATGCCAAAACCTGAAACAGGTCACGAATTTTATGTCGTGTACGCCGCTGACGACACTACGCTTGTAAACAACACAGACACCAATGTCTTGTCGTTGTCTTGCCCAGATTTAGTTGTTTATGGCGCAGTTTTGTATGCTGCAGATTATTTTAATGATTCTCGCAAAGCACAATTTGAAGACGTTTATAACAAAATTTATATGGACGTAGCAGCATTGGCTGACGCAACTGACGCAGCAACCGCTGACGCTTCAGTGCAGCCTTCCTTTACATACCAAAGCGATCTTTTGAATTAGGTGAAGCGTTATGTCAAAAAGTTCTGTATTCCAAACAATAGGTACCGATCCTGTTCAAATTTCGTCTTCTGTTGCGCTGCTTGAAGACTATGTGACAGACAGTGCAGCTAACGCTGCTGCAGCAGCTGCTAGTGCGTCGACAGCTGCTTCAAACGCAAACGCCGCAGCTTCAAGTGCAGCTTCAGTTGTTACGTCAGTCAACAATGCCGCAGCAAGTGCTTCTGCCGCTGCTAATAGCGCAACCAACGCTGCTACTTCAGAAACTAATGCTGCAACTAGCGCAACTAACGCTGCAACTAGTGAGACAAACGCGGCAACTAGTGAGACCAATGCCGCTACTAGTGAGACAAACGCAGCAAACAGCGAGACAAACGCTGCAACTTCAGAAACCAATGCTGCAACTTCAGAAACTAATGCTGCTACAAGCGCGACTAATGCAGCGACTAGCGAGACTAACGCTGCCACTAGTGCAACTAATGCTGCAACTAGTGAAACTAACGCGTCAGCCAGCGAAACAGCCGCTGCAGCTAGCGAAACAGCAGCTGCAACTTCAGAAACTAACGCCGCC